AGCCAACGTCGGGGTGTTGCGTTGCGGCTCGCTTGGGGCATTCGTTTCCTTTGCGTTGTGTGCCGTTGGCGTTGGCCATTTCGCCACCGCAGTTGCCAATCCGTCCCCACTTGTCTTGCTCAACCCTTTCTTGTTGTAATTCCCGCAGACCGTTGGAGTTGGCCACGATCCAGATCCGGTCCCTTTTATGCGGGGCACCAGCGTCTGCTGCTGATACGACACCCCATCGCGCATCAAACCCCATCTCGGCCAAGTCCCCGAGAACACGGTTGAGTCCTCGAGAAGTGAGCAGTGGGGAGTTTTCCACGTAGACGTATCTGGGTTGTACTTCGCTAATGATTCGCGCCATATGGCCCCACATTCCAGATCGCTTTCCGTCGATGCCGGCCCCTTTGCCGGCTGCACTAATGTCTTGACAGGGAAAACCGCCAGATATGACGTCAACACGTCCTGCCCAAGGTTTTCCGTCAAAGGTTTGAACGTCATCCCAAATCGGAAAAGGCGGGAGAATTCCGTCATTCTGTCTGGCGGCAAGTACGCAAGCTGCGTAGGGTTCCCATTCAACGGCGCAGACTGTGCGCCATCCGAGCAAATGGCCGCCGAGTATTCCTCCACCAGCGCCTGCGAAAAGAGCCAACTCATTCACGATTCCTCCGGTTGATGAAACCGGATGATTTCACAGATCTCCGCGCTTGTGCGAGAAATTTGCAGGATGACGGGTTAGGGATTCCCCTAGGTCGAAAAGTGCTCAGATCCTCTTGCTTAGGTTGTCAACCTGACCTATGATCCGTTCATGCGCTGCACGTTGTGGCGCTAACAAGGAGCCAAAATGAAAATCATATTGAACCAGCAAGAAGTGCTAGACATCGTGCTAGCCGCCGTCAAAAACAAGGTCGCTGATGAATTTAACGACATCACGTTCGACCGATACAGCACTGACAGCTTTTGCCGCGTCAGCTACGTTGAGCCAACCTTTGAGGAGTCAGACAAATGAAACCAGATCAAATGGATGCTCTGATCGGCATCGCTAGCGGCTGTGGAATCCTCATCATCTTCATTCTGCTCATCATGGGAGTTCTGTAATGGTCGGCAAAGTCACCCCCAACACAATGCTTTCAGCTAGCCGGGTTCCGGCTCTGCTGGGCCAATCTAAGTACGAAACGCCCAACGGCGTGCTGGCCAGCGTCATCAGCGCTCTGCAAGACATTGACACGTCTTTTGAGACCAACGAATCCATGCACTGGGGCAATCTCTTGGAGGTCCCGATTCTGCTTGAGGCCAGCGGCAGGCTGGGGCTTTCTAATCTGCGCTTGGATCACGACAAACCATATTTCCACCCAGACGCACCCATTGCTTGCTCGCTAGATGGCAACGGTGACGGGAATGGTCTAGTAGTCACCAGCAATCCAGACGCAGGCGTTTACGTCGTTGGCCAGGACAGCATTACGCTAGACGGAATAGGCGTGCTGGAAGCCAAGCTCACCGCCAATTTCCCCGAAGAAGTGCCGCCTGTCAGTCGTGGGCCGCTTCAGCTCCAGGCGCAGATGGATATTGTCGGCGCTAAATGGGGAGCGGTCTGTGTCCTGTATCAAGGGACAACGCTACGGATCTTCTTGTTCGCTCCTCACGAAGACACCCAAGCGCTCATCAGAAGCGCTGCACGCGATTTTGAAACCAAGCTGACCCACTGGTCAGAGACTGGTGAAATCGACTGGTATGCGCCCGTTGACGCCAAAGACGCAGCGCTCAAATGGCCAGGTGATGAGAATCTGGATCTGGTCAACCTTGGTCAGCCAGGAGCCAACTTTGCCGAGGCAATCGTCAAAGCTAAAAAGCAGATCGCAGAACTGGAAGCTGAGATTGCCGACAACGAAAAAGAGCTGCGGGAAATGATGGGCAACGCCACCAAAGCGACCGCTGGCCAGTACAAAATAGAGTGGCCGATGCGACACTATGCCGCGCAACCTGCGCGCGTTGTGGCAGCAAAAGAAGCATACTCAATCCGTCAATCGACACTCAAAATCAAGGAGCCAAAATGAAAATAGCAGCAGCATTCGTAGCCGCCAAACGCGAGTTTGCACCGGCTCTCAAAACGTCCACAAACCCTCATTTCAAGAACCGATACGTTGACCTGTCTGGTTGCCTAGAAGCTGTCAACGATGCGTTGCTGGCCAATGGGATCGCGGTCTACCAGGAAACCTTTGAAGTGCCGGATGGCGTCTGCGTGGAAACCTGCTTCCTGCACGAATCCGGTGAGACTCTGCGCATGGGCAAGCTGCACGTCCCAGCCGCTAAACACGACCCGCAGGGTTATGGCAGTGCCCTGACCTACGCTCGCCGCTATTCGCTGATGGCAGCGTGCGGCATCGCTGCCGAGGATGACGATGGCAACGCAGCCAGCCAGCCTCGTAAGAAGTTTGAGCCGCAACCCAAGCCAGCAAACCCGCTTGATGCTGTCGTGCAGAAGGTAACTGCCGAATCTGCCGAATCCGTTGCAGAACCCTCGCCAAAGCAGATTGAATATCAAGATGAATCTGGTGGTTCTTGGGCGCTCAGATTGCCAAACAAGTCCGAGCCACAGTCAATCAGCTTTAACCAAGAATCCTGGCTCAATGAATTCAACGCTCTGGCTGACTCGGTAATGAAGTCGGGCAAGCTGCCGCCCGCCCAGCGCATTGAGAAGCTTAAACAGTTGCGACAGGCAAACGAAACCGAAATCTCTCGGCTGGTGATGATGGATAAAGCCAAGTTCTTGCAAACCGATAGCCAACGGATCGGCGCTCTTGATGCGCTAGCCAAAGCAGCAGCACAGTGAGATTGGCACGTATACGCCTGCTAGACGCAATCGGAGGTCTTGAAAAAGACCTCGGCAGGCTACCCAGCATGAATGAGATTGCACGGGTTCTGGGGTGCTCTCCTCAGAACGTTCACAAGATGATCAAACGCATGAGGTCCAAAAGTGAAACAGTGTCCTCCCTGCCACAAGGATTGCAACGAAGGTCGGAAGTGTCCCGTGCGGTACGGGATTCTGGATGATGAGGGACAGGTTGTACGCTGGGTATGGTCCATGCCGCCATACCCGCACATTGTTGAAAAAATCAAGCGTCTGCGCAAACCCAAGACAGATCTGTCCAAAGTGCCAGACGCACCGTTTTAAGGAGTTGAAATGAAAACAGAAGATGTTATCCGTATGGCTCTGGAAGCTGGGGCCAATCCTTCATATAACCCAGACAAATGGGACATTTTAGAAATCAGCGACAAAAGCCTTGAACGCTTTGCCGCCCTTGTCGCCGCGCATGAGCGGGAGGAGTGCGCCAAGTTAGCAGACAAATACATGGAGCGTTGGACAGCCGACGCTATTCGCGCAAGGGGAGAGAAATGACCAACGATGACATTATCCGCATGGCTCGGAAAGCTGAACTGGCTTACGGTCCTGACGAAAAACCATTGGAATCCGTTCTTTGCTTTGCTGCCCTTGTTGCCTCGCATGAGCGGGAGGCTTGCGCCCAATTGTTAGAACGCACTGACCTTAGCGCATTCAAAGACAACATCAACGCTCAAGTATGGTTTGGAAAAATGCTTATGGGTTTCGCTGACGCCATCCGGGCTAGGGGACAGAAATGAACTACTCAGTACCAGAGCTGCCAGAGAGCCAACCCGCACAAGGGAAAGTCCGATTTGAGCAGGCGTGCTTCAAGTGCGGCAGTCACTACTGCCTGATGGATTGCGTCAAAGAAGAGCTGGAACCAGCACCAGAACGTACTTGGGTTGGCCTGACTGACAAAGAGCTTGAGGATGCTTTCTACCACGTTGAGTACGACACAACGGTCATCTTTTACAAAGACCCGGACAAATGGTGCCAGGAATTCTACAAGCGTATCGACCGGCTGTTAGAGGAGAAAAACAAGTGAGATTCAATGGAGCCGACTACGACCCAGACAGAGACGACCTTAGGCTGACTGGTCAGTTGCGCAGGATCTGGGAGATCGTCATTGATGGTCGCTGGTACACCCTGAAAGACATTTCAATCCGGACAGGAGACCCAGAGCCTAGCATCAGCGCTCAGTTGCGCCACCTGAGAAAACCACGGTTTGGCAGTCATATTGTGGAGCGTGAGTACATCGCAAACGGTCTTTATAAGTACCGCGTGCTTTCAGAACCAAAGGAGAAAACAAATGATCATCAAAGGCAAGATCGTCCCAGATTGGGACAAAAGCAAAATTTCAACGGCGTACCAAAAGCCAAACCAGTTTCGCGTGATCACGTGGGGCATGGGTCGCATCCAGTCCTGGCTGTTGGGTCAGAAGCCTCTGTCTCGCAACCTGCTTGAAAAGCTGATACGTTAAATAGCAGAAACGTCGATGAGCTGGCCACGAAAATCAAGCAATCCTTCGGAATGTTTTGACGCCAGCTCTGGCCACAGAAGTTTGCCATTGTTGAACGTCAAAACCGCAAACCCGCTGCGCCAGTTCACCGGATTGTCCTCAAGGTAATCGTTAAATTGCTTTCCATCAATGTCGGCTAGCGTGCCGGTATCGACTCCATATCGTGTGCCGGTGTAGTCCGTAAACGGGGTCACCTTAAGCGAATGCAGATGGCCAGTGACGATGCTCACGCCTGACCCTGTTGTATTGTTGTGGGTCGCATGAATGCCGTTTTTGTACCGATGCTTGACCACAACTCTATCAGTCAACCAGCAACTCCAGCACGGATGCCAGGCTTGGAAATGATCCTTTAGGCTAAACCCTGCCACGCCCTCATAGCCGCCAGCGTTTGCCGCTAAGAAGTTCTCAAATCTTGAGTCGTGGTTGCCTAATGGCCATATGAGCTGCACGTTGTGCCGCGCCGCTTTGGCCACTGCCTCTATTTCTGCAAGCGCTTCCTGACAGGCGTGAAGCTCTTCTTTGACGCTCGGCTGTTGGGTCCATCCAATCCGTGGGAAACGGCTGATAGACGCCCCGTCAAACGCATCGCCGTTGTTAATTACAGCATAGGGCTTAAACTCGCTGATCGCCCACAGCAGCCCCTTAAACGCCGTCGTGCGTACGCCTGGCCAGAAGTGAGCATCAGAAAAGACAATCACTGTTCCTGTTGTGATTCCAGCCTGGTGCCGAGCCTTGGTTAAATGATGGGTTTGTAAACCGTCGTAAAACCGCGCATTGTGGTGCGCTGCTTCGAGCTTAATCTTGAGCTTTTTTTCTATTGATCTGCGTCGAAGATGGACGTTGCGCTCAGTAACGCCAAGAAATTCTGAGACTTTAGATGCGCCTTTAAACCGATTCCAAGCAGATATAAACTCTTCGTCAGTGGCAACTGCCTTTACCATTTTTTAGCACCATCCGTTGAGATAGTGCTAAATATCACAGCGCTCTTTAACTGTCTAGCAAAAGCGTCTGATTTATAAGTTTTTCTTCGCAAAATCTTCTACAGCGTTGACTCGACGCGTCCAGCCTTTGCCAAACACTGCAAATCCCTTTAGAGACTCAAGAAACCGGAGCCTTGAATCACAGTAATCTTCAATTAAATCCTCTGGCTTTTCTCGTGCAATCGCCCCCAGCGTCAAAGGTCCGATGATCCCATCAGCCTTCAGTCCGAGCACGCGCTGCAAGGTCACCACGGCTTGTTTGGGTCCACTGTTGACTGCATAGTCAAAGACGCAGAAGTCCAGCCCAGCCGGTAGATCTTCGCAACGAGCCTTGTTCCAGTAACGACCGCGGTAGAGCGGGGTTACCTCTTCAACCGTCAGGTGGCGCATACAATCTTCTGATACGCCAACGCCTACCCAATCCTCCCACGTCATTCTGGTAACGCCGTGATTGGTCATTCCACCAGGATCGGCAGGATGGTTGCAAAAGCCTCCCTCAAAACCAAGCGTCAGTGTCAACGCTTTCTGAAAATTGTCTTTCATTTTGTCGCTACTCCTTGAACTTTCTCGAAGGTCCGTAGACCACCAAGTCCAAGCATACCGAACATCAGTTCCCAAAGGGTGGCGTCAAGGGTAGGCATTTCCCCTAGTTCGACCCCGTGCAACCGCGCAACGTAAGAGCCGATAGGTCGCACAACGTATTGATATGCAAGCGCTGTAGCGCAAACCCAGCCAATCGCTGGTCGCCAGCCTGCGACAAAAAGACTCGTCGATTGAGCCTCAGCTTTGTTGATCTCAAGCTGGCCAACGATCTTTGCAAGCTCGCCTGACTGCTGGAGCTTAAGCAGCTCTAACTGTGCGCTGGCCTGCTGCGCCGGGTCTGGCCAAACCCGCTTGATGATCTCGGAGCCAAGCCCGAGGATCGCTTCAAGTCCGATCATTTGGAGAAATAACTAAGACACCAACCAGCCAACGTGCTTAGGCCAGAAACAATTGCCATACCAAACCAAAGCCCACCCTTTGACTGATTAGCAAGAGCCAGCAACTTTTTTACGTCTGCCTGCATTTCGGTCACCTGACGTTCCATCAGATCAACCTTGGCTATAAGCTGTCCGTATTGGATGGGATCTATATCTGACATGGCTAATCAAGGTTTGTAGTTTAGGAAATCTTTGAGCTTGGTTTGGTCACGCGATATTTTATACTTTTCCGTGCCAGATTTAAGAAGTTTTCCTCCGGCATACGCAAGCAAACCAAGGCCAGGTTCGTCTGCCACAACTCGACCAAGACCTTCAGCGCCAAAACCTGCCAGCGCCCCGAGGATTGTTTCTCCGCTGCCAGACGTACTTAACACTTCCCTAGGCTTGGTCTGTATCTCTTTGGTCACCTCGTTAAGCGTGCGGTAGTGATTTGCCCACTCAGGACCAAACACCAAGTCTAGCTTGCCGCTCTTGTCTAAGGTCGTGACCAGTTTGTTTAGCTCAGGCGTGGATACGTAAGGTCGACCTTTGGTGTCGAGCTGCACATTCTTGGTCGTGTTTTCCAAGATATGCTCACCGAATCGACCTTTGATGTCACGCACCAACTGTTGACCCTCTGGGCCAGACCGGTCTAGCAGATCAAAGACTTTGCGAACCTGGTCACCAGATTTTCTAAGGAAAATATCATCAAAGATTTTTTCTGTAGAAACTGCCGGATCTGTGGTTCCTTTCTTAATCTCATTGATTGATCTGACCGTACTTTGGTTTTCAAAGTCGTTAGACCACTGCGCCCGCTCTTGTCTGGCCTGCTTGTAAATGTCGCCGCCAGCTTTCTCAGTAATCCCGTCAATCAATTTCTTGACCTTGGATGACAGCGCCTTCTGACGCTTGTCTGTCCAGTCAGTTTGATCGTTGATCAGTTGCCGAACGTCCTCGAGCTGCCTCACGCCAATCGTGCGCGATCCGGTCGGATCGTTAACTGCAAACTCTTCCTCCAAAATTTTGTAGAGCGGATTCAGTGATGCAACCGTTGGACGCCCGCCGGTTTCCTTGGTGATCAGATCCAGCACCGGCTGATAAGAAACAGGCGTTGCAAGCTCTCCCGCTGCCTCGGCTTCTGCGTACTTAGTGCGAATGTCGGCCATGCGAGCATCTTTGATGCTTTGCACGTAGGTTTTTACGCGCTGCCCGAAGTCGGTTGCTGGGATGCCCTGCGCTTGCGTGCCGGTCGCCTCAATGCCGGCCTGCATATTTTGCTGAACCTTGGCATTCTGGTTAGCGTAATGCTCAAAGACCTGCTCGGCAAGATGCGGAGTCTTGGCAGCAACGCCAGCAAACTTAACGTCTGTCGGACTTCTGGTTGCTTGTGCTCGGTCGATTGTGATCGGAACCGGCAAATTGCCTGCTTTCTCAGCTCGAGCACGTGGAGTATCGACCGCTGCCGCACCGACGCTCCCCGGCGTTGCCGTTGCGCCTGCTGGTTGTGCTTGTGCTGCCGCCCGTGCTTGAGCCTCACGCAAGCTTGGCGCATTGGCTAAATCTTGAAATGCCTGTTCTTTGGCAGCTTGTTGAGATCGAAGCTCGGCCATGGTTACCCGAGGTTTGGGTTGTCCCGTCGCCGGTTGCGCTACGGTCGGAGCGCCGATACCTGGCTCAACCCTTAACGCCGCTGGCTTGTTTGCAAATTGATCGCGCAATGCTTGCTCAACCGTCAAAGCGCTTCTTGCACTAGCTGATTTTAGTCCTTGTGAAATTTGACCAGCCTTGCCAATTGCAGGAGCAAATGCAGGTAAGCCAGACGTCAAATTTCCAAAAGATTCAAGGTTAGCGCGTGCCCCAGGACTCATTGGGACGTCGCTTGCCAATGCCATAATTTGTCGAGCTGTTTCTTCTTTAGGAGTTCCAGTTAATATTTCTTTCCCTACGGCAATCGGAGCACCAATCAGCGCTGTTCCTGCCCCATAAATCATTCTTGCCGCAGTTTCTGGAGCAGCAATTACTCTTTCAAATAAAGACGGGTCTTGAATAACTGTTTGCTTTATTGACTCAGGAATCTGATCGGGTGTTGCTGCCGCTGGCGTCGGAGCAGCAGGAGCCGGGGCTGCCGGTGCCGGTTTCGGTGCCAGCCGTTCGCGCATGATTTTGCGCACCAGATCGCCCTCTGGGACGCCAGAAGAGCTAAACGGTGACGGCTTTGGTGCTGCCTTGGCTGGCTCCTCGGCTTTTTCTGTGCCGAGAATCAGTGCGCTAATTTCATCAGTTGGCTCTGATTTAATTCTGGATTTGACCTTGCCGATGTAGCCCGATGGATCTTTGGTGACAAACCCACCGTACTGCGCAAGCGCCTTGTCGACATTGCCGTCGTTCTTGTCTAGCAGGGTTTGGAGATACCCTCGAGCCGCTTCCCGCGCTTGTGGTTCGTTGAATGGATCAAACTTGACGCCTTGGCTTTGCAGAGCCTTGACCGTGCCAGGCATAAACTGATACGCGCCCATAGCGCCAGACTGAGGATTTACTGCTCGAGGATTGCCGCCGCTCTCAACGGATTTGATTGCGTCTAGCAGTTGATCGGTGACAACGGTCTTGGCAGGCTTCCCAAGAATCAGCTCGGAGACTTCATCCATTACAGAGATCCGGTTTGCTCAAGACGCAGAATGTTCTGATACTTTCGATTGAATTCTTCGCGCTCTTTCGGCGTGGCATTCTTGAGAATCTCGTTTGCCGCTTTGATGCGCTCGGATTTATCTTGAATCAGCTTCGGCAAAGCCATGATCTCAAAGATGCGAGAATCGGCATTCTTAGACCACGTTTGCTTGAAAGCGTTGTGGTTAGCGTCGCCAAATTTCTGTGCAAAGTTTGCCGCAGCCCTTCCTTCTAGCTCGGTCGCTAGCACGTCGGCATAGGAACGTCTGGCAATAGATTTGAGCACGTTTGGAGGGTAGGTCTCGTCCCCGTTGGCGTGTCTAGCAAGAGCTTGCCCAGAGACCGTATCTAGCGATCCACCCTTAGACTGGATCATGCCAATTTGAACGTTGGCTAGATCTTTTGACAGTTGCTTGTAATCTTCGCTGCCAAAAAACCCGCGCACGTTGCGCTCCATTGATCCTGCCGCGCCTGCTTGGAAATACGACTGTTGCTGAATCTTGTTGGCTTTATCGATTACTTCTTCAATGCTGCGCCGAGCGGAGGTCATTGCAGGTTGCATTGCAACTAGATCTCCCACGTATTTTTGACCCGTAGCGCGGTCGGCCTCTTCGCCTTGCACCGGCAGAAACGGCTGACCAGGCGCTCGCACGGGATAGCGCAACGGTGCGCCGCCCATAGCTTCAGCGGTCACGCCTTGTGGCTGAGCTGGAGCAGCAGGTTGCATTGGAGTAGAAACAGCAGCCAGCCCTGGCGAAACTGGAGGAGTTAAGCCAGACTCGCCAACTTGCGTCTTTTGTACGATAAATTGTGGCGTCTGAATTGCGCCAGTCGTAACGCCTTCCGACAACGGAGCACCCATAGTCGGAGCCGCTGGCCGTGGACCAACTTGCAATGGCTGGAACCGATTGCCGCCAGGCTCTGCCACGGGATAACCCGGAACCCCACCAGCGCTAACAAGTGGGGGGCCGATTGGCGCAAATGCTTGTTGCTGTTGAGAAGCCGTTTGTCTAGAAAACAAATTCCGAAATGCCCATTCGTTAACTGGCGTTTGGTCTTTTTTGTTTATAGAATCTTCAATCCTTGAATACAGGGAAGCCGCAAACAATTCTGCCGAATCTTCTGGTACACCAGCAGAAATTGCTTGCCGTTTAGCTGCCATCACGTCTTTAAATGCAGCCCGAGGGTCTTTTGTGACGTCTTGAAAGGATTGCAATTGGAAAAGTGGCGCAAAAGCCTGTTGCAACCTTTCTTGTGTGTTGCCGGCCTGATTAAATTTTGCGACCTCTGCGCCGGTAACGGCCTGACCGCTCATCGCTTGTTGTCGTGCAATCTCAGCGTCTTTTGTGGCTTGCGCAATCCCAAGCTCAATCCGAGCCTTTTCCTGCTGGATCGGGTTCATTGCCTGTTCTTGCTGAAGCGCCTGGGCGCCGCGAGCCATATTCAGCAGGTTTGAAGCATTCCCAAGAAAATCAATTGGCTTGACGCCAAGCGCAATATTTGGATCGATTGGCATTTTGTTAACCGATTGTTGGGAAGTAGCCGCCCTGCATAGACGTCTGCTGCGCTCCAGAACCAATCAGCGCTGGTTGCGTCGGGCCTGTTTGAATTTGCGCTGGTTGGCGTGTTAGGTTGCTCAAATAACTCATGCCGCCAAGCTGCCCAAATGCATTCCCGTAGGCATTCGCCGAACCAATCGCACCGGCAGCTTGAGCGTTGCCAATTCCCGTCATCAAATTAGATGCATTTGTTCCGTAATTAGACGCCGCTTGATTGGTCGCCGTTTGACCCGTCTGACCAATGCCAGCAATCCCGGCCAACGTATTGTAAATATCTTTGCGCTGCGCTGAAAAATTATTAAAAGCGTTTTGATAGGCGTTGCTTGCGTAATCCTCGGCAAACCGAGTGATACCTCGGTCAATATCGCTGCCGCCGCTGCCGCCTGCATTCAAACGCTGCCGCGCAGCTCGTTGGCCCTCTTTGAGCATAAACTCATAGTTTGGAGCTAGGCTCGTCTTAAGATCCTCTGGCCCAAACTGCCGAGTCAGGTAACCAGAACCCTGCTGCATTACTGGCTGGCCATTGGCATCAAGAATAGGCTTGCCTTCCGCGTCATACGTTGGAGTAGAGCCGCCAAGCAATCCGCCGATCTGATTTAGCGCTGTGTATCCATAGCCACGATACGGAGCCTGCTGCTGATTGATGAGGTTAAATTGCTCACGCTGAAGATCCAATGCACGATTGGATGCGTCAATTTGTTTATTTGACGCGCTTCTAGACGCATCCGCTCCAATAAGTGCACCACCGATGGTGGCTAAAGCAGCGAGTGGCATGATTATTTCCCTTTGCTGATTAATACAGCATCTACTTTGCTTTCGTCTTTCTCATCCGTTGCATGGACGCAGTACCAGACGCAATCCTGCAACGCTTCAATTGTGTGATGCTCTTCGGCTTTGATCTCAATGCAAGCAGGCGCAAGATAGAAGTGCGATCCAGCGTTTGTGCTTACGACCACCTGGCCCTGCGCCAAAATGCTCAAATGCGAGAAATTGTGCTTGTGCGTTGCAGCAACGTATCCCTTTGGAATAAACATTTGCTTGGCATAAACGCCATCCGAGAAATGATGCTCAACCATTGGGTCAGCATCAAATCTACCTGCAAGCTGATTTACAAAATTGTCGACTTTCATTAAGTATACAGCGGCAAATAATAAGTTGTCCCGTCGCAAACAACCGGGAGCCATTTAGCGATAACGGTATGCGTGCCAGAAATTGCCAAGTTATTGACTGTCACCGTGCTGGACGTCGTGAGCGTGGTTGCGCTAACCGATGATCCGTTTATTGAACCACCCGTGATTGCAACGCTGTTAGCGTTTTGTGTGGCCATCGTGCCAGCACCAGAGACGTCGGCAATCGGAACCGTAGCGCTCGCCGTAAGCGGTACCGTGCCGTTGCCCTTGACGTAACCAGTGAGCGTATTGGCTCCAGTGCCGCCCGATGCTGTGTTGAGCGTGCCACCTAGCGTAACTGCGCCCGAAGTAGCTGCCGCCGGGGTTAGCCCGGTGCTGCCACCGTTAACTGAGTTAACCAGCCCAACTCCAACGGTGATCGTCGATACGTTTGGGTTTTGCAGCCAGATCAACCATTCTCGAGCTGGCCTGCCAGTAACCGGGTCAAGAAATGGGCTTTGCGGATAACGCAGGTAGCTCGTTGCCATCAGTTCTCGCCCACGCTCGCCTTAAGGTTTGCGGAGATAATCGCTGCTTTCACCGGATCGCTGGTCGACACTTCCCAGACACGATCTCGAGCCATGCCGAGCCGACGCCAGATCGCACGATTCTGATACTTGCCAATTTTGCCGATGCTGGTCCAGTGCTCATTGGACCAAGTGCTGCCGCCATCGTTAGACCAGCGCAGCATTGCCTGTGGATCTTGCCCCTGTCCCGTGCTCAAACCAACGCCAGGCTGAAATTGGATTTGCAGCTCTTCAAAATATTCGCGCTGAAAGTCGGAAACCAAGTGCGGAGTCCGACGTAATCGTCGGATCGGATTGCCCGCCTCGGTGTAGACCTCTGTATCTACAATGTATATGCATCCGTTAAGATAATCGCCAACTAAATTGTACGTGTTAAAAAACGTCGCACAATTACCCCTATTCCTTTGGAATTGATTCAGCGGGTCCAAGCTCATCCACTTAAACCAGAGCTTGGTCGTGGAATCGTAGACCCACGTCAGGTTGGCGCTGGGGAAAGTGACGATGTACCACTCATGCCCCGTGATCTGCATGGAGTATGCAATCGCGTCAGATACGTCGTATCCAATCAGCGAGTTTTCAACAGCGTGCGTCGACAGCCGTACAAACTGGTAGCCATTGATCGTGCCAATCGTCGCGTGCCCGAGAAAGTCTCGAGTGACAAACATAAACGACTCAGACCAGCGGGTTACGCTAAATGGTGCGTTGATGCCGTGCTGAATAAAGGTTCCGCTGATCGGCGCAAACGGGAAACTAGCAATTGTCGGGTCAGTGCCTGGTGACTCAACCCAGACCTCGGTCGTATACTCGCCAAACAGGAATAACTGTTGATGGTCAACAAACAGCGATATAAGATTGTCCGAGCCGCCATCCTTGCGCCCGTACAACGTGCTTGTTGTCAACGAAGAGCCGGGATCGGTCGTTGTAAAGAGTTGGCTGTTTGGTTTGTTGTAGACAACGTATCCATTAACGTAGTCGCAAACCGTAGCGTCTGCCCACGGACCGTCACTCGCAAGCTGGCTAAACGTGCTGGTTGTCAGGTTGTACGTGTACCGCGCAACTCCATCCACAATATAAGCTACAACGCCGTTGGCAGCCCCGTCGTCGGTCGTTTGAGTCTCGGTGATGCTAACGGGTCCGGTCGATGTTGTGAGCGTGCCAACCTCGGTATACGTCCAGTCTGCCAGGATGACGTAGACCTTATTTGCCGCCACCGCAACCATTTGGTTAAACGGGTTGATCGCCCTCATTCCGCGAACGGGACCGTTTGGCAGCGTGACGATGGTTCGATAGCCAGGCGTCGGCAAAAGCGCTATAACGCCACGCGACCCTTCTGGCTTTACAGGGTCAATCTCGGGATACCAATTGATGCATTCTTGAGCATCTTGATAGATGGATGGGGCTTCGTAAGACGCCCCAACAAACCCAAAATCAGCCATTAGACAAACCCGCCGGTCAAGATCCAGCTTGCATCCTTGGCTTTGCCGGAGAACAGAACGTCAGGGAATTGAGCGGTCAAACTTGGACGCATATTGGTGCGCTTGAGCGTCGCTTTGGCTTGCGCTGCATAGGCGTTAATCATCGCCAGTTGCGTCTGCGATCCTTTGCCGTACATTGGGCACAACCGCTCGGCCAAACACCAACGCAAAGCCATTAAATAGCCCTGCGGCAATGCAATAGACTCGTACAGGTTGCTGTAGCGCCTAAACATTGTGTCGGCAAATACGTGCATCTCGCCCTGCGCCGGAGCTGGCCAGACGTAGATCGTTCCGAGCAGTTCTGCCGGCTGGTAATAAAGCGCTTTCGGCCATGGACCGTTCAGGCTCTTCAGTCCAATCAATTCGTATTGATCAAGACCAATGCAAGCAACGGGATAGTCAAGCGAATTCTGCGACGTGCCGCCGCCGCCCGAGGTATTGATCACGCGCACAAATGCGCTGTTGATGCTGACTGGTCGCTGATAGCTTGCCGTGATTGTGGTGCTGGCAACGGTCTGGCTTGTACTGACAGTGTACGTACCGAATTCGTTGACGTTGCCGCCGGCACCCGAGTTAAATTGCACGATGGTCGTGCCAGCAGCAATACCCGAGCCGACAAGCGTCTGCCCGAGCTGTACCGAGCCGCTGGTCAACGCTGTGACCGTCAAAATGTTGCCGGAGATGCTGCCGGTAAAGACCGCTCCGACCTGGCCACCGGGTCCGATAGTGTATTGGACCTGATTCTGAACGATTGGGAAAATGATCTCAGTCTGGTAGCTGATCATCATCCGCTCGTTAGACCATTGGTCTAACAAGTCGTTGAGCATATCGAAAGCGTCTTGTGCTGCGTCAGCGGTCGGGCTTTCGCCTGCCTCAAGCGCCCCAATGTCTTTTAACGACCGCGAAATGATCTCAATAGGTGCGGTCATGGTCAATACTCAATGATGACGTAGCCGTTGAGCGTCGGAGGTGACGACCCATCAAAAGACGTCTGAGCCGGCACAATGTTGGTCGTCCCTCGGCATTGGTTGGCCAGTCCAGAGTCAAAGCTCTTGGTAATGTAGTTGGCTGAACCAATCGAAAAGGTTGAATTCAGCGCAGAACCGCCAGCCGGTCCCGGCGTGCTGCTAGTGCCCGGACCTTGCGCGGTCAGATAGGTTCCAATGCTGGTATCGCCACCGCCAGACCCAACGGTGATCGCAATAGATGCGCCAGGCGTGACCGTGATAAACCCAGCAGCAACCGTATAGATAACCGTTGTGCCGTTGCTGTAGACACCGCTGCCAATCGTGGCTCGCAGCCTAGTGACGCCAGATGGGACCGTAAACGTGTCTGACCCGCTAGTGATCTTATAGTACAGGCTGAATTGCAAGACGCCTGTGCTGATCGTAGGCGTTACCGAAACAGCGCTGATGATTTCGTTGTTGGTGCCGCCAATTGTAATCGTCGTGCCATCAGGACGCAGAGCTCCGATCTGAGCAGTTGTGGCAACAGGCAGAGCCGCCCGTTTGATAATCAGATCGTAGTTGAGAGCCGAAGATACCGAGTCGCGGTACAGGTAGCCGCCGCCGCTGGCTGGCAGTGACTGCCCCGTCGTGGAAAGCGTATTTGCAACGTAGCTTAGGCCTGTCCCGATTGTGACGTTACCTACGCCGCCAGCACCGTCACCGCGCAGAATTGAGTTTCCGGTCGTGAGACCAGTAAAGTCGTTGATCCCGCTGATGTTGTCATAGGTGCCAATCGTGACCGCTGCCGGGGTCTGAAGCACAAACTTATATGCGCCGCCCGTGGTCAGCCAAACTTCATTAGCCGTTCGCCCTGCGCTATCCAATACAATTGGATTGGAGTTGGCAATGGTTCCCGCGCTGCTGGTATAAGTCGCTTGTGGCGTCGTTGTTCCTGCCGTGTAGGTGTACAGCAATCCACCGGCCAGCGGGATTCCGAGGTTATCGAAAAACTGCCAACCAGCACCAGCCAGCGGAGAAAGTTTGACTGCCATTATTGCGCCTGTGTAGCCTTATAAGCCGCGACCATTGCATCGTAATCCGCTCCGATCTGAGCTTTCAGCACGTCACGAACACGGACAGATTTGTTTTGCTCTGCTTTTTCGGTGCGAACCAGCACTCGCAAACGATCACGGTATTGATAATCGGCAATCTGCGCAACCTGATCGTCGCTCAGCTCGTGCGGCAGATCTTCGGTCTTGATAGCCTTGAACGCTTCCAGATCGGCGGGCCAATCACCGGCAGGCAGAGCCGCAAGCATTGCGCCATAGTTGTCGATGTTGAGCTGATAGCCGTAGATTTCCATTTCTCGATGGAAAGCATTCATTACTAGGCCAGCAAGTTTTTCTTGATCGGTGATCATAATTTACCTTGATTGGTTTCCAAACGATACAGTCGCAGCAATGCCAGGCAACGTGCCAGGATCGGCATATTTTGCACCAAACCCGCTACTACTCCACGAAAATACTGACGTGTAAGGGCTTGCGGTCTTTTGCCCAGTGGCAATCGCATTAGTTGTGCTTGACCAATCCAAAGAATAGCCATAAGTCGGCAATGCGGCAGGATTGGAATATTTCGTGCCAAACCCTGCGCCCCATTGATACGCATTCACCGCTGGAGACCCGTTGTTTACGGTCGCCACTGACGCCCCGTCTGGACTAAATTTTACTGAGTAAACCGGGCTGGCCAATGCGGTCGTTGGATTTGCGTACTTTGTACCAAACCCAGCAGACGTTACAGGATAAGCAAACACAAATGGGAGAGCGTTGCTGCCGCACACAAAGTCATTTGTAACCTTGTTGAATGAAATCCCAGCTTCTGGTGGCGGCAACCCGTTTGGCAGCGTCGTAGGATTTGCATATCGCGTGCCGTACCCGGTAGAGCTTGACCAAGGGTAAAGCGCAATCCATGGGCTGGCATAAATCTGCATCCCGACAAGCGTGCTGTCAGCATTAAGCGTAATGCCTCGAGCTCCGTTAGTGCCGGTCAGGATTGACCCGTTGGAATATTTGCTACCAAACCCGCCCGATCCGCTCCACGCCCACGCTTGGGGATAAGATGCTGCGGTATTATTGACAGCCAACAAAGCGTCAACGTTTTTCGTCCAAGTGTACCCGGCAGGACCAGACGAAGCAGGGTTTAGCGGGCTTCCAGGGTCAGAATATCGCGTGCCAAACCCAAGCGTCGACCATTGCCAGACATAAAAATATGGAGCAACCCAGAACGATGCCGAGAAGTTGGAATTATCAGGAACGAACGAAACCTGGTGTATTTCTGCCGGGATCGTTGGGGTCGTGTACGCAGAGCCAAACCCTGACGTTGAATCCCATCCGTAAACAGTAATTCGCTTCGCAGCGGTCGATCCGCCGTAGGCAATATAGGCCGAAGGAGTAACCGGAGGAGTGCCGCCAGACGCTCCACCGGCAATGATTAGCCCGAGAAAGCCACTCATGTTACGCCGGTCCCGCTGCAATACCAAGTATTTACAGCAACCTTAATCAGCGTTGCAATCCCATTGCTGGCCAAAGAGCGAGTGCCGGCAGAAGTAGAGTTTGCAAGCTGTAAAGTCACGCCAGACGCAGGAGTGATCGTGATTGCCGTGGAATTGCTGACGATGGTAATCACCGTGCCAATGTCAAAAGCGACTGATGAATTGAGCGGGACCGTGATGCCGCTGGTCAGGTAATAATGCTTGGCACTATCGGACAAAACCAGCGTGCCGCTTGTGTTTGCCGATTGCGGCATCGTGCGAAAACCAACTGCATAACCCGTTCCTGCGCTATCTAGTGACGTCGATGCGCTTGCCAAGCCAGTTATTGTCTTGTTGGTTAGCGTCTGGATCCCGGCCAGCGTGACAACCGAGGAGTCGATTGCAATTGTGCCGCTGCTAGTGATCGTTCCACCAGACAATCCCGTCCCTGCGGTGATGCTGGTCACAGTTCCAGCAGCAGAGTAGTTAGGGATATTCAGGACATTAGAAACCAGCGTTGCCGCACCCGTCGTTCCGGTTGTGGTCAGTGTCACTGGAGCTTGATAATCAGAACCGGCAGTTGCAGCGCTGACTGCCGAGCCATTGCCCTTTAGCAGACCACTGACGCTGGTTGTGATCGTAATTGCAGGAGTCGTGGTAGCCGTGGCAACCGTGCCGCCAAACCCGTTTGCGCTTACCACCGATGCGCTGGTGACCGTACCCGATCCTGCGCCTGCGGCGTAGTTAGGGATATTCAGCGTCCCGCCAACAAAGGTCGATGCGCCGCTGGTTCCGGTCGTCGTCAGGGTAATCGGAGCCTGGTAATCCGTGCCGGCAGCAGCATTAGCCAATGCACCACCAGATCCAGCCTTGAGCAGCGCCGTGCCGCTCGGAGGAGTCAGATAGTCAGTGTTGGCAGTGGCAGCGCTAACAGCAGTGCCATTGCCTTTGAGCAACCCGGTAACAGACGTCCCCAGCGTAATCGATGGGGTTGTCGTTGCGTTTGCTACTGTGCCGTTTAGACCGTTGGCCGTGGCAACGCTAACGGTCGTGACCGTGCCGCTGCCGCCACCGCCACCACCCGCCCCAGACGTTGCCCTGAGTGCCATTTACAGTCCCTCGCCTGGGGTAATTTCAAATGCGCCTGCTGCGTCAGCTTGAAACCAGGCGTTGGCAGGAATGCCGCCAAAGACTTCGACCGAAGCAGGCAGAAACCCAAGCGTTGCAGACTTTGGATTGCCAGCCGTCGGAGCTGCAACCGTGATCGTTGGCGTCGCGTTGCTAGGAGCAGGAGCAACCCAACTCAGATACTGAGCCGATGCGCTGGTGTTGCGAACCCGATAGCTAGTCGGATTATCGTTGTTTCGAGCTGAGACCTGCACCGGGGAAGTCCCAACAAGGTAAGTTGGGCCGAACGGCGTAAAAGGTGAATTATACATTTCCTTGTCCTTCCTTTTGCTCTTGGGCTTCCTGCTCAATCGCCTTGATCAAACCCATGACCTCAACATACGGTCGCTGGCCGAGATACTGCAAAATTGCGTTGAGCAGATTGATTGACAGATGCGCTTTGTCCATTACTTAGCTTCTAGTGCCTCAAGTCGAGCGGTCAATTCTTGAATTGCTGCCGTCAAGGTTGCAACAAGAACCGACGTATCTACACCTTGAGGCTTAATTTTGCCTTCTTCGTCCAGAGCATCTTTTACACCAGAAACTGCAAGCGGGACAACTTCTTGCAATTCATGCGCAATAAAACCTTCTGATGCTTCGCCGTTTGATTTCCAAGTGTACGTACAAGGTTTTAGCAACGCCACTTTAGCCAACGCGCCCGTCATAGGCTGAACATTTTCCTTTAGTCGATAATCAGATGTTGTATTGTATGCAACGCTTGTGCTGTTGATAACAATCGAACCAATTGTTGATCCTTGGTATCTTAGATTGTAAACAGTGCCGTTTACGCTGTGATTCCAATAATTGTTGGCCCCAGATGATGATGCGTACCATCCATTAGAACCCATGCTCATGGAGAATGCAGTAGGGTTTGAGTTTATATTCGGCAAAGCTGTGCCGTTCAAAACAGCATCTGATGTTGTTGCGGTAAACTTTGCAGTTGAATTGCTTGTAATTGTCACTTGATTTGCGGCTGACAAATACACCCCATTTGCTGGAGCTGTTGAGCTTGACGGAATAAAAGCCCCGGCGGTCAACGAAGTGCCGTCAAACGTCAGGTTTGCCGACCCTGCAAATGCACCAGCGTTGTTGTACTGAACCTGCGTCGGAGACCCACCAGGGCTAGCCGCAGGAGAAGCCCAGCTCATCACCCCAGCAGTGGTCGCCGTGAGAGCTTGGCCAGACGCTGTAGGTTGAGCCGTTGGCAGCGTATACGACTGAGTACCGGCAACCGTTGGAGCGGCTAGCGTGACCGTCCCGGAGGTGTCACCTGAGATTACGATAGATGCCATTTATTTAGCCTCTGCCCAATTAAGACGTGTAATAGGTTGCTGAAAACGCAATCTTTGCGGTTGCCGAAAATGCTCCAGTAGAATAAACAGTAGTGTTTACAATTTGGAATACAGAATTCGCCGTTGACGCAGCATTGCTCGCTGTTCCTGATTGCAGTTCATTTGTTGCAGTAAATGGCAATCCAGTACAAACAACAAGATTGCCAGAAGCCAAAGCAACCGAAGTTGAACCCGCTACATAACCATAAACGTAAACCAAACGGCCAACCTTGATGTAGGTTCCTGCGCTGCTAAACGTCCCAACAACTGTCAATCCAGCGCCTTGAACTGGCGTCCAAGTATTCTCACGATAGTCATCCAGCGTATTTGCATCAGTCGAAGCCGATGCGGTCGCAGGAAACGTAATGCCAGCCCCGCTAGACGCAGGAGTAGCGCCGCCAACCCCAACAACGTTTGTAACCGTGACTGGAGGAGTTGTGATCCCAGCGGTTCCGTCTAGCGTGATTGCCATTTAGATCCCCTTGAACGCGGCTACAACATCAGCAGTCCACGCAGCATTGCAAATAGCGACAACATTATCCGGCACTCCGGCCAGATCCTGACCCGGAGTCAGACTTGAGCGGTGATACGTCTTGCTCAACTCAACCCCATCCTCAAGGATGCTGGTTGCTTCGCGGTACAGAACGATGCCGTTCTCTGTCACAGTAACCTGATCCACCTTAACTTGTTTGGTCAACATTTTGGTTCCTTGTGTCTGACTACACTAATCCGGTGTAGTTAAGTAGTGGTATAACAACCAGTGATATCTAGGCGTGCTCCATTTTGAAAAATGGCATATTGAGCGTTAGCTGCTCCTGCGGCCGTTGCAGAATAAATAGTAATTGATGACGTTGTTGGTGCAACATAAGGTTGAATTGAAACTACAGTTGAAGCAAGGGTTGAATAAATTCCAACAGAAAGCCCTGTAGTTTGACCACCGCCACTTTGGGCAAAAGGTAATCCAGTAATTACCGTTGCTGAACCAGTACCAATTGCGGTCACCTGAAGGTTCATTGAAATAAATACTAATTGACCAATTTTTACATAGTATCCATTTCTACTTGCGTAAGTTGCCGTTCCACCCAAACTAGGAGTCCACGTACCCTCTTCATAGTCATCTAGCGTATTTGCATCCGTAGACGTTACCTGAGTCGCAGGGAAAGCAATACCGCAACCAGTCGTAGACGTTGCGCCCTGAAGCGCTAGAGCCTTGCCAAGTTCAGCATTCAGGACCGTGGTGTTCTGCGCTTGCAGTTGCAGCACCCCGCTGGTGTCGGCAGTCGATACCAGTCCAGCAGAGGTTGATGCGTTGATCGTAGTTGCCATTATCTAATCCTTATGACACAACGTAGCGTGAGCCGCTGGCAACAGTCAGTACCGCGCCAGATGCAAGCGTAATCGGCCCGATGCTTTGTGCGCCCTGTCCGGTGGTGATTGTGTAGCTGCTGCTGATGGTCAGGTTGTTCAGATAGATACAACCGTTTGCGACCGTTGCGCTACCACCGCTCACCGTCGCCCATGAGAGCGTTCCAGTACCGTTTGTAGACAGAACCTGGCCAGACGTACCATCAGCGGCCGGCAGCGTCCAGGTGACGTTAGCAGCAGTGCCAGCAGCCCCTTTCAGCGCAACGTAGAAGGTATTTCCAGTGTTGCCAAATCGCAGCGGAGTCGTCGCACCAAGTTGCAAATAGGTGTTATCGCTGGTGATGTTAGATACGGTCGATGGAGCAAGCCCAGCACCACCGCCAACAACCAACGCATTTGTCCCAAGCGCAGCACTAGATGCCCAAGTATTGCCGTTTGAGAAGTACGGGATACCGCCAGACGTACCGGCAATCGTAAACGCAGGCGTGCTTGTCGGATTAGCAATAGAGACAATGCCGCCGGTCCAACCAACCGACGTAACCGTCCCAGAACCGCCGCCGCCCGAAGGAGTCGCCCAAGTGCCATCACCGCGCCAAAATGTGCTAGCCGATGCGCCCGTTCCGCTGCCAAGGTTTGTTACCGGCAAATTGCCGGTTACTTGAGTCGCCAGGCTAACTCCAGAGAGCGTGCCACCTAGCGTCAAGTTGCCCGAGCTAGTGACGTTGCCAGTCAGCGTAATTCCGTTGACCGTCCCTGTGCCGCTTACCGACGTCACAGTCCCAGCGCTAGCGGCAGGGGTTGCCCATGTACCGTCACCGCGCCAGAAGGTCGTTGTCGACGCTCCTGTGCCACTTCCAAGATTAGTAACCGGTAAATTGCCGGTAACGCCTGTTGAGAGCGGCAAACCCGTAGCATTGGTCAGCGTAACGCTAGCAGGCGTGCCAAGCGTCGGCGTGGTCATCGTTGGGCTGGTCAGCGTCAGACCGGCAATCGTTGCCGCAGTAGCGCCCAATGCAACGTTGGTCGACCCAATCGTGACCGATGAGTTGGTCAGCCCAGCATTCGGAATCGTCGTCGATGCCGTGACAGCGCTTGCGCCGTTGGCATACATATAACCCGTCAAGCCAGTGACGGTCAGCGTGCTAAATGCGCTTGAGCCAGACGCCGCAACTTTCTGCCAGGTGCTGCCTTGGTAGATCGCCCAATCGCCAACAGCCCACGTCGTGATGCCGTTTAGGTTAGTGGAGCCAGCAACCGAGACAACGTAATAAAACCCCGTCGTTCCAACGCTCGATGTAAGCGCCGGGCTATTGGTCGAGGCATTCCAAGTCCCTTGATAACTGTTACTGGTCGTTGCAATGCCGGTAGCCGAAGTAATCCGACCTTGAGCGTCAACCGTGATCTGGGGAATGGAAATAGAATTTCCGTACGTCCCAGCGGTGACAGCAGTGTTGGCCAGAGAGATCGTGCCGGTCGACGTGATCGGACCGCCAGTCAGACCCGTTCCAGTCGCAACGTTAGAAACGCCACCAGCGGTTGATGCAATGGTTACGCTATTGCCTGGGCCGCCATCCGTGATGGTGATATTTGTCCCAGCAGTCAGAACCCGGTCGTTTGGCAGGCTCGACGATGAGCTCAGAACAACGTAACTGTCAGTTGACGGTGCGCCACCCGAGCTAATTGGTTGAGCACCAGCACCAACCAATGTAATAAAGTTTCCATCAGCATCGTAAGTAGCGCCAACTGGGACCACGTTTTGAGACGTGACGGTGTTTACTTGATTGGTTGCTGCCATTTTTTATTCCAAAATTAAAGAAAAAAGCCGACCCTTTAGAGATCGGCTTTCCTTCTCACCTGCCCAAATTAGGGCTGGAATGACAGATCGTAGCCGTAGACAAAAACGTCAACGGTCGCAGGATAACTTGCTGCCGTGCCAACGTTAAAGTACAGGTTCTGGCCCGTCTGAGCAGCGGTAGACGCCACTGTTCGCTGCGACACAACCGAAGAGCTGGTCAAAGCGTTGAGCGTTGCATTCGCCACGATTGCGGTGCCGCTTGCGCCAGGCGCTGGAAACACGCCCGCAAAAGGGACCGTTGCTGCCGACAGATCGGTAGAAGCATTGGTCACGATTACGTTCGATACGCTATAGCGGCTGGTGTTAAGCACCGGCAGAACGGTGTCACCCGTAACTGCCAGGCTGACGGATTGGAAGCTGCCAAGCAAACGGAGAGCCTGGTTTGTGCCAAGCACCTGCGGATGATTGGCAACGCTAGTTGCGGGTCCCGGATTCGCCATGATTTATTTCCTTAAATCTTTGTTGATTAAGCTGCGACTCGGCAACCCAGCTCAGGATAGAGCATTGCCCAACCGTAAAGCACGTCAAGTCGGCATGGGACAGAATCGTTATTAATTGTATATTGACGGACAACTCGAATTGAGAGACCCAGCTCTTTATCCGATGCACGTCCAGCAAATACAACGCCCTGCGGCAGCTCAAGGTCAGCGCAAGCCAGCGTCTCAGCATTCCGATGCAGAATGATGTTTTGCGGGCTAACAACGCCGGTGTTGTTAAACGGGGTCACAACAGCCGAGCTGCTGGTAGCCGAAACAAACACGTTCTGGAATTGACCAGCGGTGATGATCGCGGGACTAACCGTAACCTGAGCCGAGCCGCCCGAGCTGATGGTCACAGCCGAAGTCACAACAAAGTTGCGCAGACGGTTGGTTCCATACGGCTGACGGTTCTGCGGGTTGACCGCATAAACGTTAGCAATGGTGATCACGTCGCCCTGCTGGATCGGAGCTGCCGCCGATGCTGCCGAGATGGTGATCGTCGATGACGATGCCCAGCCCGAGGTTAGCGAACCGGAGAAGGTGGCCGTGTTGGTCGACAGCGTAGCGCCAGCGTAGGAGCCGAAGGTCTGCGACACAACGTTCTGGTCCATCTTCCAGCGCATTCCGGCCGAATCGGTGCCCATCATGCCTTTCTCGTACTGATCGCTGATCTTCTGGCTAGGCATAAACAGCCCTTTCAGCGAATCAACGATGGTAGCCGAGGTAAACGGCTCAACGATACAGGCCCGACGTCCGTCACGTGGTGCGCCTTCCGAATCCAGATAAGCCTGGCCCGTCAGGTAGGTGAGCAGCGAGGTGGGAGGAACGCCAGCAGTACCAACGATGTTTGCAATGTTGTTCTTGGCAAGCACCAAACCGTCACGGTCGATCTTGTTAGCGATAGCAGCAACGCCAGGCTTGATCACGCGATCACTGAACATATCCAGCGAAAGAGCCAGATCAGCGGTTGAGAATTGCGTATCAACGTGGAATTGAGTATTCAGCGTGACAGGAATCGAGGTTTCGTTGAAATCCTCAACGCTCAGCGCTGGTCCCGTGGTTCCAATAAATCGTGCTGGTTTACGGACATTCACGGTACTTCCGATTTTCGCACCGGAAACACTAAACTGATCATCATACTCACGGTTTACCTCGGAGGTGAACGTAAGTTCGTTCTCCAAAACCATAAGAGCTTCATTGGTGATCTTACTAATCGTGAGTAAGGTATTCGACATTTTCTTTCCCTTGCATCAATGATGCGAAATTAGGTTTACCGTATTTTCCCGGCCTGTCTTGCTGCTTTCCATGCTGCGTAAGTACCGTGGAATTCACCTTTGGAATTCAGCAGGTTATCAGCGGATGCGTTGCTAGACTTGATCGGGTTAATCGGTGCTGGTGCTTTGCTTTTTACCACAGAACGCTCAGGTTTGCCGGTTTCCGCTTTTTCAAACTTGGCTTCAAGTTTGCCGATAGCCCTCAAAGCCTGCGTGACAGTCATTTCGTTGAAAGTCTTGGCTTGATCTTGATTGGATGCCAGGTGATACAGGATTTGAGGTCCCACGTCTGATTCCAATATTGCGTCCCGGATATGGTTTGGGACAACAACATCGGCAGAAGCCACCATGTCATCAAAATCGTCGATCTCAGCCTTTGCCGCTTCGAGCCGCTTGGTCCAGGCTTGTACAACCTTTGACTGCTGCTCTTGCGCTTTCCTTTCTTGGTCCTGCTTGTCGCGCTCTTTTAGAGCCTTTTCAGCGCTATATTCAGCCAACGCTTCTGCATATTCAAAAGCATCAGTGAATTGATCGGGAGTCGGCTTTTGATCTTCGGTCTGCACCCGTTTAGGGGTTTGACCTTGCTCTAATGCCGCCAACCGTGCTTCCAGTGCTTCCCTGGCTTCGCGCTCACGCTGGGCGTCTGCCCTAGCTTGTTCGCGTTGCTTGGTTAGCTCTGAAAACCGCGCTCGGAGCTTATTCGGTTTCCCTTCGTTTTCTGTCGGTTGCGCTTCCTCTTCTGCTTCTGGCTCATTCTCAACCTCTGATTCAACCGGCTCCGCTTCTTCAGCGGCCTCAGTTTCACCTTGGGGAGCTAAGTTCAGTTTTTGTGCAAAAAATTCGGCTTGATTCTCGGATGTTACGACTTGCGTCGATTCTCTAGGCTCTGCTGACATGGATTACCACGGATTTACCCGGTGAAACGCGCCGGTACGACTCCGCTTGTATAACCCAAAAGCTAATCCATGTCAAAGGTTATTGCATAAAAGGGTTCTGTCCTTGGTCAATATCCTGCACGGCATAGGTTGCTGCCATCATTTGCTCGGCATTGCGTCGTTCAATTTCCCGCGCTAACACGTCAATCGGCATATTGTGGACCAATAGGTTCACCAATGCGTCAATCTCGGTCTTGTTCTGACTGGTGATCGCTCGAGTGTTTTGATCGTTGACCTTGACCTCGGCCATTGTTTCCGTGTTGTGAGCTTTGGCCGTGACTTCCATGAGCTTGCGCTTATTCGCCCCTTCTTCTTTGATCTGAGCGATTTGGCCACGGTTCTGAATCTCAAGCTGCATCGCTTGCATCTGCTGTTGCATTTGCTGCATTTGTTGCTTGGCCTGCGCTAGCTGCATTTGAACCTGCGGAGGAATGTCCGACTTCTCATCAATCTGCGCCAATGGGTTAACCGCTGCCAGCCGGTCGGCAATGATCTCGGCACCAGGAAAGTCCATTTGCCGGAACACCAGATCGCCGGCTGCTTGGAACAGCTCTGGGCTCGAGCCAATCAACGGCATCATTGCGTCAACCGCTTGGATACGCCGTGATGCGTAGCCAGGACCAGTATCCATTGATACGTCGTACTCGCCAACGGTTACGTCGTTGAGCACTCTCCCAACTTGGGATGCCTCGTTAATCGTGATCAGATCTGGCTTGCCATCAACGCCAATGATGCGCATAACACGCTCGGAGTCATAGATTTTAGGAATCAAATCAAGGATGATCCGACCAGTCTGGGCAATGGATTTGGTCAAATTATCGTAATAGTGATAATTCGTCATGTCCACTTGCTGCTGCTGACCATTCAGCGCTTTCCCGCTGATGTTGCCGGTCGGCAGTTGGCTTGGATCAAAGATGCCAACAACCTGCTGCAAATCGCTGCTAACCGATGCCGCCGCCTCCATGATCCCGGCAGGAGGTGGTTCAGGCTGTAAGCGCGTTGGAACAGGAGCTGGTCGACCTTCAATGTCGGTTTGCTTGTAGCGCAGCACAGGCGTGGCTTTGATGTTAGCCGCAGCCCATTCGTTCTCGTGACCTTCGTCTTGCCCTTCTGCCAGCAGCCACTTGGCTTTTGGAGCCAGCGCGAGCGATTCGGTCATGCTGGTTTGCCAGAAGTTGTACATCTTCTGGGGATCTTTGGCGTAGCGCACCAGGCCATACTTGATCGACTTGCTATCGATCACGATCCGACCGCCATAAACCGGCACGACAGGGATAAATTTACCTGGCCATTCTCGCTCTTCAAGAATTTCCATGGCGGTCAGCTTGCACCACTTGACCACTTTCTTGTAGCTGTCACGCTCGCCCACGATCTCCAGCCCATGTTGGACCATGAATTCTTTGCTGGGGAGCTGATCCTTAAACAACCGGGATTTGTCGTTCAGCAGGTACAACTTAGCAGGCGTGCGCTCAATGTAGAAGTATTCAGCGATCCGTACATCTTCCTTAGTCACCCACTCAGGGTTGCTGTCGCCGCCGCCCCGAGCACTAAAGTTGCCGCCATCGTCAGCGTCTGGGTACAGATCCCGAAACTTATCCTTGCTCATGATCGTCGTGATCAGGCAACGCTCTTGGTCCGACCCATCCAGCGCCGTGCTGTTGGGGTCAAAGTAGACGGAAAACGGATTCTCAATAGGCTCAATGTAGATCTCTTGGTCAAAGCTGTCCGGTGACGTGTAGTCAGTCACTACACGCCAGTAGCCCCAGCCCATGCGCACGGCGTACTCAAACGCCTTGTCGTAAGCGCTATCAGCGTCGCTGTTGATCTCAATATGCCGGCATATGCCTTCGACAACCTCGGCAGTCTCTTTGTCTGCGTAGCTGTTGCATGGATGAACCTTGATCCGCGGTCGCTGCTGACGCTGCTGGTTAGCGATCTGCCGGCAGTAGGCGTCGAGCTTGTTGATCGTCAGGCAGGGTCGGGCTTCTAGGTTACGGCTGTTCTGAATCTCAACCGGCCACTGGTCGCCCGAGACAAAGCGCAGATCGTCCAGAGCATCCGAACGGTTGACGCTATCGGCTTCGCTGGCCAGTCGAAGGAATTTCATCGCGTCGGCAATGCGGGAATCCTCTCCCTCGTTTTGATAATTTGCCATATCAGCTCATCCAGTTAGTCGGTAGCGTAAAAGTTTGCTGCTTTTTGCGTTGCTTTGGCTCGTTGACCATCAATCCGATGTATCTAAACGCGTCTGCGCCGTGCGAATAATGGTCATGAAGGGGAGACTTGGAGAACCCACCTGTGTCTGGGTCGACCTCGTAGCGGTAATGGCGCAGACAGGTAAGACCCTCTGCGCAGGCTTCTCGGTCGAACCAGCAGTTGTTGAAAATAGTTCGCGCAGCATTGATAGAGTCAGCAACAGGAACCCTCGGAATAATTCGGGTCTTATAACCCGCAGCTCTTACGATCTCTTCAATAGACTTGCCCGCCGCCGCAAGAGTTTTATTCTCAGCGTCGTGCGGAAGCCACAAAGTATCGTAATGGTATCCAAAGGTCTGCAATTGCGCTAGGTAATAGCTAATTGTCTTTTGATTGTCCTCCATGTAACGCAGCAATCGCGTTTCCATGCCGACAAACTGTAGAAACCAAATCGCGGTGGCATCCGACCATCCAAGGTCAAAAACGGCGTGGACAGGCTTGCTAGGATCGAACGGAACCCGCCCAATACGCCCCTGAAGCTCGGCGTTGTGCATCTCCCTGGCGAACACTGCGCCATCGACAGTCTGCCGGCATATGCCCTCCCAGACCGTGTTGTAAGCCTCTATATCACGATCCTTGAGTGCGTCTTTTTCGGCTCTAAGGGTTTCTGGAAACCAAGGGTTATCAGACCAATTAATCTTGGTAACAACAGCATCACTAGGAGGATGAATGACAAAGCGCTGGTACGTCTCATCAGTCTCTAGCTCCGGGTTAAAGCTGATCCAGATCTCTGAATCTTGCTTACGAATCGTTGGGATTAGCACGTTCCACGACATCTTTGATACTGACTGAGCCTCTTCGACCCAGCAAATATCAACGCCCTCAAACGATTTAATGTTGCTTACGTTATTCTTTAAGCCAACAAAAAAGAATTCAGATCCATTTTTAGCTCTGATTGACGTCTGCGTAATCTCATAGAATCCATTCAATCGCAATGAATCAATCTGGTCGCATAAAAGTTTATGCACCGAATCGCGGATTGAGGTTTGAAATTCTCTGGCGCAGAGAATGCGCGTAGGCTTAGATGCGCCAATGATTAGCAGCGCTCGAGCAATCGCCCAAGACTTGCCGCCGCCGCGACCGCCGAATGTTACTTTGTACCGATGTTTGTCAAAAAGTACCGATAGCTTCTCGGGAAACTCGGCATTAGCGACAACCTGGCTAAGATCACTCACCAGACTTCACAAAGCTAACTTGGATGCCGCTGATCAACGGCGCTCCATCAGCCCCAGTGATCTCTTGCTTCGTGCTCTCGCGGTACTTCTTGGGGAACCTAGCAGCCATTGAACGCGACCAGATCGTGGCATTCAAACGGTCGCTTTCTTTGTTTTCGATCATGTAGGCCTGCGCCTGTTCTTCCCACCAACGCAGCTCGTGATCCTTGGCAATCTCCAAGGCGGCCCGAAATTCTGGATGTTCGTCTCTCCAACGATACATCGTGGTCGTGCCGACCTCTAAAATTGAAGCAATGGCCTCAACAGATTTGCCAAGTTTGCCCAGCTCGATTGCCTTCTCGCAGAAAGCAGGATCGTAAGCACTGGGTCGGCCAACGGGACGCTTTACAACTGGCTCAGTCATTAACAGTTCCAGTTCTTGAGTGATGCCTTGGCCCGCTCTGCCGGACCTTTGGCGTTTTTTGCAACAGCAGACATTCGCGCACAAAAGCTCGCCTTGCGACCTTTGTCAGCTTCTGTTTTCGGATGGGGAGCAGGTGGCTTCAGATTAGAGCCATTCTTCGCGTTGTACTCAGCACGACCTTTAGCAGTCATCCCAGCGCCTTTCTCGGTTGGGTTGTACGTCTTGCCCTTGCCCGTGGTCTTGTGCGGGATCGGTTTGTCGTGCTTTGTAGCCATTATTTCTTCTTCGCCGGTTTAGCAGTCTTGGCAGCTTGCTTAAAGTCAGCAGCAGATGGAGCTTTAGCCGACCCTGGTTTGTTCATCTTCTCACCAGAGCCGGCTTTGATCCGTTCCTGCTTCGCGTGAATATTGGCGTAAAGACCTGATTTCATTTCTTTTTTGCCGCTGCTGCGCGTTTGACTGCGTAGCTGATCGCCACGGCCTGCTTAACTGGTTTCCCAGCTTTAACCTCGGCTTTGATATTCTCTTTAAACGCCTTCTCAGACGTTGATTTTTTGAGCGGCATAATCAGCTTGCGCTGTGAATGATCGCAAAGTTGATGATCACGGCTTCGGCCAGTGCGCCGCCGGTCGTGTTGCGCAGCGTGATGCTGGCAGAACCAGTGGTCATATTGGCGACCCAGCAGTTGTAAGCGCTAGCTGTGGCAACGCCAGTGACGTTAACGATCATCACGTCTTTACCAGACAATAGGCTGTTGTTCAGAGTAAACGTAACGTTGGTTGTGCCTGCCAGCGAAGCGCTGCTCATCGTGATCTGGCCAGCAGACTTGTTCAGCGTAACAGCCGTTGACTTGTCGGTGAGCTGGGTGACCGAGCCTTGTGCGCCCGATGCGTAGCCAATCTCCTGACTGGCATAGCAGGTGGTAAATTCTGGGTCGGAGTACGCGACCCCGGTTGCAACTGAATTGCTCATAATATTCCCTTATTCGCAGACCGCACAGACGTCGGCCTCTTGGATGATTTGGTAGTCCTGGCCATCGTAGCTATGCGTGGGCCAGTTCAGATAATCGCCGTTGCCGTACTTGATCCAATCACCAACTTTTGCCTCTCGGACCTTCGGCCCTACAGCAACAATGGTTCCCTCGTTAAAGGGTTCCTTGTTGGTGACGTGAATCACGCTGGACAACGATCTCACCGCCGGTTTGACGGTGATGAAGTCACGCAGAGGTCTAATCATTTCTGATAGCTTTTCCGGTCGTGGGTATAGCAGGTGCCCGAGGTCACGCCGCTGTTAAACGTCTTGTCTGCGCCTTTGGAATCAGCCTCACCCATGCCAATGCCGTTGACCATGCGCTCGCTACGCTCGCCGGTGCGCTCTTGCTTGGCAACGCCTGCGGGGATCTTGGCACTGGAGCCGAAACCGTAACCGGCTGGCTGTTTGGTTGCTGAATCTTTAGCTTTCATGGTTTCGCCTTACTTAAGGAATTTCAATTTAAAGAGTGTGGAATCAATGAGTTGTGCAATCTCATCGATCAGGTTTTGCAGCTCAGTGTCTTGGGGCATCACTTCGCGGGAGTCTTGCACAAAATACTTGATCCCCTCGAGGTATTCGGCAGGATCGTCTGTCGGCAGATAATAATCGTCTGGGAACGCCTTGAACTGGCCATAGCGCCCCATGTAGGCTTCTGCTAATTGGTCGACCAGCTCAGGGATCTGCTGATAATACTCGCCCAGCGCAACGTGAGCGGCATAGGATTTGGTGGTCCAATGCAGCAGATGCGCATTGGTTCCCGAGTGCAAAAGCACCGAGACAAAAGCGCTGGCTTCATTTTCCATGCGTACCACCAAAAAAATAGGGCAACTCCACGTCGCCCAATTGGGCAATGGAATGGCGAGGAGTGCGCCCGGACCCAATCATGCGCGTTTTAACACTGTTCTGGCAACTGTGTCAAACGGTTTTGTCAGACGGGAATTTACCTTTCTGGAAAACCGGCATATCAAGAGCGATCTTTCTGCGTTGGATTTCTCGATCCAGATACCAGCGTGCTTTCTCAAGATCCTGCATCCCTGCCTTGAGGTCGGCTCGCCAGATGTATTTGATCGCGTTGCCCAGGTTGAAGCTCATATGCTCGGTGATCTGGATGCATTCAACGCCGCTCGGATGCTGAGTATAGTGATCAGGATGGTTTACTGGGTCGTGCTTCATTGCAGCTCCTGCGAGGTCCAGTCGCCGCACCACTGGTCAGCATCTACCGGTGGCCAGATCGGTCCTGCAAAGTCACTATCTAGCAGTAGTTCTGGCGCTCTACGTCGGCACTCTCCCTCAAATGAGCCTTCCCCATCTCCATCAAGATCGTTGAAATGTCGACAGGATCCGCAAGTTGGTCGCATAGCCACTCGTCCAGAAAAAGATCTGACGTCTGTTCGTCCACGATTGGATTCATCCTCACCTCCGCATTCGTCAATTAAAACCGAAGCACTAGATTGGATCTGTTTTGCAAGGTCGATCACTTTGCCCAGCTCCATGTTAAACATAGCGCACTCTTTTTGCAGCTCGCTAATATTTATCTGTATATCAGATATTGATTCTCCTATTTTATAACTCATTTAGTCAACACTCCTTTTAATTCCGATTCTTTCATTGTAAAAATATCTTTGTCTTTAAACATCTTTTCAATCCAATGGCGAGGCCATAGGTAAGACGTAGTTGCTTTGGCGTTGCGCTCAATAAGATTCTTAGTTGTCAGCGTTTTGCCGCCATAGGTCACCCACAGGTGAGCGGTCACGTAGTGCGGAACGAACATCGCGTGACCTAAGAAAAAGACAGGCTGAACGTCAGAGTGCAAGATCTCCGAATCTTCGCCTCGGTACACAAATTTCCCATTAGTAAATTTCACTTGTCTGCTCCAGTGGCTTACCAAGAGTCCGGAGAATGACGCAGTGTTCTGGTTCTATATCGCTGGCTCGCCCATGAGCGTCGTAGTAGATGTAAGACGCTCGGTTAGAGCTGCACGACCCATCAATGCGACGTGCAAGTCGTCCAACCCGGAACGCCTGGCGCAGCTTTGAATCAATCATCTTCTTGCTTGCACCAGGAAAATATTCCATGCATTGAACTGTTGTCATGGCTCCATGCTTAGAGACAATTTCCAATACTGTGTATTCGCTATTCATTTTTTAACCTCAAAAAGGCAGATCATCATCGTTTTCTTCAAAACTCGCTGCGCGGGCTTTAGGCGCGTTTTGCACTCGTGTTGGTAGGGTAGCCTCAGTCACCCCCTGAAAGCCGCTCTGGTGCCCGTCTGGATGCCTTTTTGGGCCATGGTCGACCGAGGTGGAGGGTTCGCAGGGGTTTCCGATGGTCACAGCAGCGTATTGCATCCCGCTGGCAGCGGTCTTGATCGTGACGTCCAGCCAGTGCATGGAACCGTCTGGCAAGCAAACGCGTCCTTTGTAATCGGCGTGCCAATCTTCAACCTTTTTGTCATTGGGAAATGCAGCGCCTTTGCCAGGCTTTTGTTCGTAATTGCCTTTTGATGCGGCTGGTTTGTTCATTTGATTCACTTTAAATTGTTTCTCAAGATTTGGTCTGTCACAACTTCAGATAAAAGCTCTTCAATTGTCTCAACCTCGGGTTGTTTGGCAGCAATTCGGCGCCTGATTACCGATTCGATGCCTGTTTGCAATTGCTGACTGGACATGTCCATAGCCAACAACTGATCGACCAGCTTGCTACTTATTTGTGCACTTTTTATTTTTTTCAAACCTCCTCTTATTTCTTTATTAAAGGTAAATATATCTTCTTTCATCTTAGTCATAGATCTTATCCTTCGATCTTAGTCTTAGCTCTCTAAGTCTTAGATCTTAGTCTTAGATCTTAGTCTTAGATCTCTACGCGCGCACGTATATGAAGAAAAGTTATCCACAGGGTTATCCACAGGGTTATCCACAGATTTGGGGTAGTTATCCACAGGGTTATCCACAGGCAGATCACTCGTCAGATCGTAGGTTTTTCAGTGATTCTTCGGCTTCTTTTTTAAGTTTTGCAATGATCTCCTTTTCCTCTTTTGTATAATCTCTGAGCCTCTCTCCATGCTGGTTTATTGGCACATAGGGCCATTTTTCCATGCGTCTTTTTGCTTCCAGATTCTTTGTTTTGCTCATGGCAGCTTCTCCGAAATCCAGACAGTGACGGATCCTTCCTCGGCATATTTCTTTGAAACTTTCAGGTACGTTACCTGGGCGTCATCCTCATAGACAACGCCATTCATCCCGTCTAGTACGGTCTTGGCAATGTTGTCGACGTCTGGTCTTGCTGGATAGATGTCGCCTTCCAAAGCAGCTTTGTGCTTCGCTTTGGACCAGCTCAACGGTATACCCATATGGGCATAAATGTAGACCGTCAACGGCGCCTGTAGCGGAGGATGACCGTGCATCGCTTCTGCCGCTCGAGCTGCGATCAGCGCTTCGTATTCTCGCGTGACAGCCGGTGTGTAGCTTCTTGGTCTGCCGCCCTGCGAGCTGAACCTGGGTCGACCCTTGCCGATTGGCGGTCCAGGGATCGTAAATTGAAGAGTCATCATTTCAGGAGATTCCATGCTGTTGCTGCCACTGCTGGAACCTGTCCGTTTCCAATGGCTTTAAGTCTGTCCACCCGAGCGGCCACCCCATGAGCCACTCGACCCACGTCGGGTTCAGAGAGCCACCAGCTTGCGCAGCCAACGTCGGAGTGTTGCGTTGCTGCTCGCTTGGGGCATTCGTTTCCTTTGCGTTGTGTGCCGTTGGAGTTGGCCATTTCGCCACCGCAGTTGCCAATCCGTCCCCACTTGTCTTGCTCAACCCTTTCTTGTTGTAATTCCCGCAG